ATGGCTGAAAAAGTTTGCTGCCCGGGTCCGATCGGCGGCAATAACGGCAACAGTGCAGGCGGCTTCCGCGAAGCGGTCTGCGTCCACACCAAAAAGGTTTACGACTCCTGCCGCAGCAAGGAGTGCCTGCGTGACATTCGCGTGTATCTCACCCGCGATGCGCAGGAGCTGATCAATGCCGGTGGCATTGCATCTGTGAAGCCGCGTGAACCCGCCTTTCCGTCTTCTGTGTAACAAAAAAGGCCGCCTCCCGGCGGCCTTTCCTCACTTCCCCAGTTTTCCTGCAATCTTTCCGATCTCCTCCAGCGCGAACCGAAGCTGTTCATTCTCCTCCTGCACTGCTGCGGGCAGTAGCGGCACCTCAGCGGCAGCCGGTAGCGCCATATCGGGTGAACCCTCGCCCAGCAGTTCCCACCGTAGTTTTGCCATACCGCTGTCATACACAATGCAAATGCCCTTTGCAGCCGTAGGCACACGGTTGTAAAACTTGTACTCGTCCACCTCATACCCATGCAGCGTTTCCCAGTCCACGCCGTTGCGGTAAACCGTCTTGCGCTTGTTCAGCAACTCGCGGATCTTATCCTTCTTCACGCCAAGCATCTTTGCAGCATCATCAAGGCGGATGCAGCCGCGCCCCATCCACTGGTGCGGCAGGTCGGCGGAAGGCTTAGCGCAATAGCCGCCGGTGCGGCGCAGTTCGGGTAGAACCTCGTCAAACAGCCACTTCTCAAACTTCTGCGCGGCGGGCAGACGAGAGCGGATGATAAGGCGGTACAGGTCGCCCTCGGGGATGCAGTTCGTAATCTGCTTATGCCCTCGAGAATCTACGACCGTGCGTTTCACGCACCCACGACAATGGGTGCGAATTGCATTGCCTGGATTGCTGTACCCCAGTATCTTTGCGCAATCATTTGCTGGAAACAGCTCCTTGCCGTCCTCCATTAAAATATCCAGCTTGCCAAACTCGCTATTGGAAACCGTCAGCATACCATCGTTCATGCCTGCACCTCCACCTTGGGAGCGCGTGCGCCGAGGCCGCCGGACAGCAGGTTCACCGCAAGCTGAAAACCGGTCAGGAAACCGAATTCCTCTGCGCAGGCCTCGTAATTGCTTACCACGTCCGAAATATCGCGGTTCTTGAAAATCGGCTCCATCTGCTTCTGAATTTCCGCATTGACCGGATTCGCCCAGAACTCATTGCGGAAGGCCGTGCTCTCGTCCTCCTGAATGTAGTCCCAGTACAGCTTGCTCAGATCGTATTTCATAAAAATCCTCCGTTCTTAACTTGTAACCCCGCGGAAGATATGATATGATAGATTTATCAATCCTCTGGGGTTGGTATAACTAGACACTTGCTTGACTTTCCACGGACGGCAGGTGTCTTTTTTATTTGCCGATTTCTTCATCAATCTTTTCGTTCAACCATTGCGTTTTCGTCTGTCCCTTTTCTTTCAGCACTTCCGTTAGCGCGTCCAGCTTTGCTCTAGGGACTGAAACGCTAAACTGACCAATGGTTTCCCGCCTTTTCTTGAAGTAGTCGGCTCTACTCTCAGGCGGCACGTTGTCACCTCCTTTGTTGCTAGCTATATTATAGCATTGTAGCTAGCTATTGTCAATCGTTTATTTTCTAGACCACCTGTTTTAGGGGGTCTAGAAAACGCCCATGATAGCGTCGTGTTTCCCGATCCACCTCAAAGCGGTCCCTCCCGTTTCGGGCAGTCCTCTCCAAAAGCAAAAGGGTGAGCCTTCGCTCACCCTTCCTTTTCAAGCTGGTTATTTATATCCCGCTGCCAACAGGCGGTAATCAAAAGCAAACCGGCGTCTTGTTAGTCGCGGCCGGTAAGCGAACTTTTTTCGTTTCCGCTCTTTTGGTGGGGAATCACCGCTTTTTTCGCTTCTCATTTACGGCAGAGAGTCACCGCTTTTTTCAGTTCCCTTTTACGGCCGGGAATTACCGCTTTTCTATTCTTAGAATAACGCATCATACGTCTGCTGTCAATATAAAAAGGGTGAGCCTCCGCTCACCCTTTTCCCATACCTCAGAATCCCAATCCTTTCAAACCACTAAGTCCCTTAAGCTGCTTCAAACCGCCGGAACTGCTTCCGCCACTCGACCTACTCGACCCGCCGGAACTCTTTTTGCTCTTGCTTGCCGCCGAGGACAGCTGCGTATAAACCGGCGATCCCTCGTAAACATACCCGGTCTTTGCGTTCTTGTAATCGCCGATGAGCGACGCAGGGTCAACCGGCGTGCCGTCCTTGGTAATTGTCAGATCAAGGTGCGGACCGGTCGAATTGCCGGTGCTGCCGACATTGCCGATCGTCTGCCCCTGCTTTACTTCCGTGCCGACCGCAACGCTGCTCTGGTTCTGCATGTGGTGGTACATGCTTACGTACCCGTTATCATGCGTAACCTCAATCGTCCATCCGTAACCGGAGACCCAGCCGTTTGCGGTTACCTTGCCGCCCTGAACCGACTTGATCGCCGTACCGGCAGGCGCGGCAATGTCAATGGACTTGTGCCAACGCGAGGACGAGGCACCGTTGCTTGTCGCGAACGTGTCACGCGGACCGAACTTACTTGAGATCGTTCCGCCCTCAACCGGATTTGCAAACTCGCCGCCGGCGTATTTGTACTCGGAAACCGTTGCTGAACCGAACGGGTTCTTCTTCCATTTGCGGTTCGAGCTTTGCCAGAGGTAAGCCTTCTGTGCCTGGGAAAGTCCGTCAATGGATTCCACGGCCGCCTTGGCCTTTGCCTGGCTCAATCCCTTGCCGTCCGTGTCCGCCTCCTGCAGCGCGACCTGGAACAACGCGTAAATGCCCGGCGAAATACCGGCCTCCTTGGCAACGGCCGCCTTGGCCTCCCAGTCGTCCAGCTTGGCGTTATCCGCCACATGTTTCTCGTAGCTGTTGAGCAGTGAGCGCAGCTCCTTCTTGCCTGCGTCCTTGAGGTAAGAGTAGAACGAATTGTCCTTAATAGCCTCCTCATACTTGGAGATATGGAACGCATTGCCGGACGCACTGTCGCTGTACACGCCAAAAAGCGCGTCCTTCTGCGTGTCGGAAAGGTTCTTGTAACCGTCAAGGATCGACTGCATAGCGTCGCTCTTGCTCAGTCCGGAACCTTTGTACTCCTTGTTGTACGTCGTCATGTCGCTTGCAAACTTCACAAAGTCGGTCGCGTTTACCGTACCCTTTACCTCGTCCCAGCGTTCCTTGTCGCTGTCCTCCATAGCAGAGATCAGCAGATAGTCCGCAAACGCGTTCTTTTCCGCGTCCGTGTGTTCGCCGCTGTTACCGTACTCGTTAAGGATTGCCAAAAGTGCCTCATTCTTTTTGTACAGCTCGTTATTCTGTCCTTCGACAAAATCCTTTGCATCTACTTCGTTATCCGCAAGCGTTTCCTCGATAATGCCGTCCCAGTTTGCAAACTCATCAACGGAAATTCCGTGTTTGAGTGCCTCCATCGCATCATCTTGACGGGCCTCGCGCACCTTCTGGCTGATGTCGAACATATCCCGGGAGGAGTAGTCGCCGGACGCACCGACCGAACTGCCGATCAGTTCACGGTCAAGATACTTTTTCTGAATCTCATTCAGATCGTTGTCGTTAAACAGCATTTCGCGTTTCTTGCCTGCAGCAATCGCCGTGTAATCGTCCGGGTACTTTTCTTTCATCTCGCCCGTAATGGCACGCATAGCCTTAATAGCCGCAAACACCGCCTCGGAATTGTCAATGGTGTTCCCGTTTTCGTCCTTGAACCAGTTCATGTGCTGACGCAATTCATCAAACGCCTTTGTCTCGTCCGCATTAAGGCTCTGGTAATCATCATCCGCCCACTCCTGCGCGCCCTGCAGCGACGACTTGCCGAACAGCATAGCCTGCGCCCAATCTCTCGGACTCTGGCCATACTGCGGGAACTGCAGGATCTTCTCGCCGTTCTTGTCCAAACTGTAGCTGCCGCCCGCATATACGGTTGCCGCGCCTTCGGCTGTTCTCTTGAGCGCACCGCCGCCGAACGGCAGCAGCAGGTACGCCGCCGAGTTGGCAGCGCTCTTTGCCGCGTCAAGCGCAATGCGCTTGTTGTCGTAACCGTTCTCGTGCTCCTCGATCAGCTTGCCGAAATCCGGGAAAGCAGAGGAGATCGGCACACGGCCGCCGCCGAGCAGGCCGCCCACAAACGGAACCTGTTCGGCAACATTTTTGCCGAGGTCGAGCGCAATGTCTACGCCGGACTTTTTCTTCTTGTCCTTGTCGTCATCGTCTCCCAGACCGAACGCCTCCGCGATCAGCTCCAGCGGGTCAAGGTCGAACGCATCACCAACCATGCCGATAGGGTCAAACGCCGAATCACGGCCGGTCAGCTGATGGTAAACCGTGTTGAACAGGTACGCGCCGGTAAACACCTTCGTGTACGCCCACGCCAGTTTTGGTACGCTCTGCTTTGCCCGCGGCAGGTCCTTGAACAGATAGGAAAGCTGGTTGTTCACCTCAAGCTGGAACATGGTAAACACCTTGCGGACAGGGTTCACGCTATTGAACGCGGTCGGCTGCGCGCCCTTAGAGCGATCCGCCATCAGGTTGGCGGCGAACGTGTCTGCGTTGTCGAACGCCTCCTGCAGGCCCATGCCGTCCTGAATATTCTGCAGATACTTCGCACGCGTTACCACGTTGCTGGCAAAGTGGTCGATTGCCTCCATCGGCATACCGGCAATATCCGAGATTTTGCGTGTCAGCGTCCGGTCGAGGAACTGCGTGCCCTCGCGGTTGGTCAGGAACACCGAGCCATCCGTAAAGCCGTCATCCTTCACAGCGCTTTTCACCGTGTCGCGCATGGCTTTGATGAGGTTTGCCGTGCTCACCTCGCCGCTCACCTGCGTGATCGGGATAAAGTTCGTGATCCACGAGCCGGGATTCATTGCGATCATGTTCGCCGCCACACGTCCCTCAACGTTCTTCGCTACGGAGTACATCTGTCGGCCGATCATTTCCTCCCAGCCGCGGTCTGCGCGTGCCTTCTTGCCCGCAAGGTTGTTGATATACTCGTGCAGGTTGGACACATAGCCGCCCATGCCCTGCTTCTTCTGGTTGTACAGCTTCTGGATATTATCCGTGTTGGAGTCGTAGGCGTCCTGAATCTTCTGGTGCCGTTCAAGCGCATTCAGACTGCGGTCGTTGCGGATCTGGTTTACCTTCTCACGCGTGCCCTCGTCCGAAAGCCGGTACCGCAGCGCGTCCTCAAGCGAGCGCAGCTGCTGTACGCTGTCCGTCAGAAAGATAACGTCGCCGGCGGTCTCGATGTACCGGTCAAAGCCCGCAACCGCGTCATAGTCGGTCAGTTCGCCCTCGCGCTGGAGCAGGTTGCCGAACCACTTCTTGCCGGGTGAAAAATCGTCCGTAATGCCCGCAAGGTCAGTGCCGATATTTACCGAGCTGTCCTTGCCCCAGCCAAAGCTGTAGCGAATACGCGAAAGCAGCGTGTCCGGCTTGTCCTTCACAAAATGCGGTGCATAGTTCTTGCGGGCGCGTACCGGCTCCATGCCGTTGGAAAGCAGCGTTTCGTTAATGGCCTCATACAGTTCTTTGTAAATCGCCTGAAACGTCGCTACACCGTCCGCCACATTCTTCTGCAGCGCGCTTGTGATCTTGATCTTGTTATTCTTGATGTACTCTGCGGCAACGTCATTCCGTCCCTCAAGCGCCATCTGCACCAGTGCAGATTCGTGCTTGCTCAGGTGCAGGTCTGCCACCTGCTGGCGCATGGTGTTCACATAGTTCGTGCGGTCTGCAACCGCCTTGTGGACGGGCGCAAAATACTCGTCATTCAGCTGTTCGGCCTTGTCGCGGTTGTTCTTTCCGAAAATGTCGTAGCTGTTGCGCTCCATTGTCTCACGGCTGTACGCACCGGGAATCTTCTTGTCCTTGGCAAACTCTGCGATAGTGTCCGCCATTTCCTCGGCATTCAGCGCCATGGTTTCGCCGCGTGCCCGCTGATAGTCCTTGATCGGCTGCATCCGGCGATTCAGTTCCTGCTGCAGCTGATACCGGTGCATGACGGCTGCCGGATCGTCGCACTGACTGAACGTGTCCGTTGCGCCGTTCACCATAGCGGCCTGCAGCAGCTGCTCATCCTTGGCGGAAAGCGGGTGGTTCTTCTGGAACTTCTCGATCTGCTCGTGTACCGGTCGCGCCTGCTCCCACGTCTCGCGCAGCTCGGCGGACTGCACCGCACGCACCTGCTTGTAATCATCGTCATGCAGGAACGAGCGCTTTTCTGTCAGCTTGTTCTGCAGCTCCCGCATCGCCTGTTCCCTGCTCTTGCCGTACATCTCATAGTTGCCGAGCGGTTTAACTTCTGTATTGCCATTCTCCGCATTTGGAGATATACTGTTATCAACGGAAGGGATATCACTTCCGTCAGGCGAAACTGTGTCGCTGGGGTAGCCTTCACGGGTCCCAGTCTTGAACGACATGGTTTCGCCTTTTTCATAACCATTACGCGCCCTCTCGCCCTCAGCGCGAGCGTTCGCCTCCATCACCGCCTGTTCCGGCGTCTTGCCGTACTGCATCGCATCGGAAAGCGGAACCGTTCCCTTTGCGATCTGCTCCGGCGTGAAGCCAAAGGTATTGCTTTTCGCGCCGTCAGGTGTTATACTGTTATCATAAACCATTCGAGTATTTTGAGCGCCACGCCCAAAGGGGGCGGAGGAAGAGCCCGCACTGCTCGGATGGTTTCTTTTTTGCATAAATCCAATGCTGTACGCGGTATCCGTATCGCCATTGATCGACCCATTCGCATTGACGCCCGCCGAGAACTTCTCGCCCTCAGCCTTCGCCCGCGCCTCCATCACGGCCTGCTCCGGCGTCCTGCCGTACTGCATCGCCTCGGAGAGCGGAATATTTGTGTCGGAAGTATTGCTATTTCCTACATTCTGGCGTATACTATTATCAACGGAAGGGATATCACTTCCGTCAGGCGAAACTGTGTCGCTGGGGTAGCCCATTTTGGTCCCAGTCATGAACGACATGGTTTCGCCTTTTTCATTTGTCAAAACTACTTCATGCAGATAATATTTGCTTGCCATATCGGCATTATCATATTTCTTTACGATAACGCCCATATCGTACACCTGCTCACCGATTTGCACCTGACCGCCAAAGGTTACGGTATCATATCGGCGACCCTTCCAGTTGCTCTGCGTGTCAATGATTGCTCCGTTTTCAATAACTTCCGGAACCGCCGAGAATGCAATCGCCTTGTTGCGTCCCATGCCATGAGAAATACTGTCACGCGCACCGCTTCGAGTTAAGGTGACATCGCCAAAGCCTGCGCGAAAAACCTTGTTGCCAATGGAATTGAAGAAATCCGTTACACGGTCAACGAGTTTTTTCTTGCTGCCTGCAAATTCTTCGTCTTTCAGAACCGCTAAAACGCCCGTCTGCGCAATCGTATCATGATTCGAGGAAATCACCTCGTTCAGCGTCCTGTGCTGTGCTGCATCAGCCTGCTGTACCGTAGCCTTATCATACACCCCGCCAGTCTCCGCCTGCTGTTCCTCCGCGAAATGCTTTGCAAGCTGGCTCTGCAGCGCATATTCTTCTTCCGGTGTCCGGTAGCTACTTTCCGCACGCTGTTCGGTCTCCGTACCGAGGCGAGGCTTAATCTGGCCGTCCTGCCATGCGTCCACCTGTCCAGTGCGCTGGTTGAGGTATTCCGCCGCCTGCGCGCGCTGTGCAAGGCTCATGCGGTTATTGAGATCAGCGTCATAATTCGCGGTAAGCTCCGCATTCTGCGCGGCCTGCTGCGTCATAAGGCCGGAAATCTTGTCGGCCATCTTGTTCTGCGCGGTCTGCACCGCACGTTCCCTGATCGGTCCTTCCGGCAGCTTAAGCGCCGCCTGCAGCTCGCTGTCGATCTGTACAAGCTGCTGCACCTGATTGTAATCGTATGCATCAGCGGCATTCATGCGCTCCGTATCTGTTGCCGCTCTCGAACCGACCGCACCCGCCGTGCCAAACACCAAGCCGCCGAACGCGCCGCCCGCGGCGCTCTGGGTCAGCTCCGCAAGGGAAAACTTTGCGTCCGGATCGTTTGCCGCCAGATCCGCAACATAGTTGAGGAAATAGCTTGCGCTTTCCTCTGTCGCCTCCTCACCCATCTGGATGAGGATATTTTTTACGGCATTCACGCCGCCGGAGTGCAGGATCTTGCTCATCTGACCGAGCGGCAGTCTTTCGGTTGCCGCCTCAATCGCACCCGAGGTCAAACCGCGCGTCAGCGACTCCCGCGCACCCTTGCCCTGCTCATTCAGTTCAAACGAGCGCTGACCGGCCGCCTGACCGCCCATCATGATCGAGCCGACCGCCGGACCGACGACCGGAATCGCACTTGCCGCCATCACCGGCGCATTGCCCGCAAGGGAAATGCCCTGTTCGGTCAGCCAGCGCGGCGCAGGCGCTAAACCGGCCTCGGCGTTTGCCTGTGCCTCGTTCGCCTCGCGCAGCATGCGCTGAGACCATTTGTTCGGATCTACGCCTTTGTTTACGGTCAGCTCGTTCTTGCGCTTGCGGACCTCCTGCAGCTGATCGTACATTGCCTGATAATCTGCCGGAACCGAGCCGTCTGCCGCCGTGCTGTTCATGCCCTGCAGAGTGAGTTCAAGCGTATGCTCCTGCTCCTCAAGCTGACGGTATTCCTCGTTCTGGCGGCTCTCCTCCACGTTCGCGCTCACCTGACGTGAGGTGTCCACGAGGGACGGCAGTGAAGCGATCCACCGCTTGCCGACAGCCTCCATGCTGTTGCCGAGACGGTCCGCCGCGTGCCGCAGATCAATGTTTTCCTGCACATAGGCAAGCGTCTGCTCGTCCGCACCGGCGGCTTTCAGCCGGTTCATGATATCATCCGCGTTGTCGCGCGGCTGATAGTCCAGGCCGTACCGCTTCATAATGCGGCTCATCTCATTGGAAAGCTCTTTGCGCGCCCTGTCGCGGCTCTGCGTGTCCTCGCTGCTCCATGTCTCATCCGAACGGTTAAACAGGTCATGCATCGTCTTGTGTGCATTGTAGCCGGTCTGACCGCTGAAATAGTCCTCATCCAGTCCCTGCGCCGCCTGCATAGCGGTCGGGTAGACGGTTGTCTTGTCTGTCTTACCCATCACGCCGGAAGTATGCAGCAACTGTGTTGCCTGATTCAGCCGTTCGGTCGGCTTGCTGCCGTAGGCCATGCGCACACCGGCGGTCATTTCGTGGCCGTACTTATCAAAAGAGGCACCGGTCTGCGGATTGTATTCGTATCCCAGCTTGCGCCGCAAGGCGTCGTTCTGCGCGTGCAGCTGTGCCTTCCTGTTCGGATCACTCGTTTTGTGCCAGTCCATGGAGTTCTTGAGGAGCTGCGTCAGCGTCGGGTTGCCGTCTCCGCTGCTCTTGTTTGCTGTCGATACGGTCTGCCGCGGATTGCGTCTCTGCTGGGCGGCCTGCTTGGCAGAAAACCGGTTCACATTCGCAATGCTGGAACTCTGTGCACTGTTCAGCAGCTGCTGAGGACTTCTCAGGCCGAACGAATTCTGCTGTGTGCTCTGCGTTCTCTGTACAACCGGCGTGCTCCTCTGCGATGATCCGGCAGATGTATTCTGCCGCACCGTTGTCCGCTGCTGGGTGTTCACGCGCTGGGTGGTCTGCGTCTGTCCGCCGTGAGCCTGCACGCGCTGCTGCTCCCGGTTGCGCGCCGCTGTCGCACGGCGATCATTGCTTTTCGGTGCAACCTGCGGAACCTTAATCAGCGTAGGTTTGTTTTGGCTCTTGTTCTGTTTTTTCTTAAAATCATCGTAAAAACTGCCCATAGTAACCTCCTAAAGAGAGAAGGCGGCGAAAATCGCCGCCTTCTGGCGTAGTTAAAGCTGGTTAAGCTGCCACTGCGAGTATTTGTTGGAAAGGTCCTGACCGGTCGTTTGCGACTTCATATACGCAATCTGCGCATTGATATACTCAATCTGCTTGCGTGCCGTCTCCATGTCGATCTTGCCCGCTTCAAGCTCCTGCTGCACCTGCTGCTTCTGCAATTCATACTGCCGCATGGCAAGCGTCTGCGTGCCGTTGTAAGTACCCGTCTGCTCGGCCTGCGAAAGACCGAACTGCTGACCCCACTGATTAGCCGCAACGATATTCTGGGTATTCTCGTAGCCCTTGGCGGCAATCTGCTTGTAAAGGTCTGCAAGCGCGTTTGCGGCCTCGATATCGCCGGTAAGCTGTGCCTGCGTGATAGCCTGCTCGATCTTGGCAAGCGTCTCGGTCTGCGTGGTGGCGTTGCTGTTCAGCGCGTTCTGATAGGCGTTGCCCGCGCTGATCTGGCTCGATTCGGTAAGGCCGCTTGTCAGCAGGCCGTTTGCCGCAAGGTTTTCCGCGTTCGAGCCGCCGGGCTTAATGCTCTGCATGTACGCCTTTTCCGCAGCGGCGTTGTTGGCCTCAGTCTGCTTCATAATATCATATTTCTGACCGTTCAGACTTGCAACCGCGCTGTCAACCTTGGCCTTGAGCGCCGCCTGCTGCTGTGCAGCCGCGTCCTCCATGTACTTCTTGTAGGCGTCAAAGCCGCTATTGAGCTGATTGCTCATCTGCTTGCCCAGTACGTTGCCGCTCACATAGCCCTTGCCGATGTAGTCCGAGCCGTCCGAGCCGCCGGAATAGCCGTACTGCGCACGCAGTGCCTCGGCGTCCGCATGGGCGGATTTCATAGCCGCAGTGTCACCGCGCGCCTGTGCTTCCGCATAGCGCTTTTTGATCGCCGCCATCTGGGCGGAATCCTCCACGCTCGTGTCCTTAATGGTCTGGTCGTTATACGTGCCGAGCGGCGTATACGTCCCGCCGGAGGACGAGCCGCCGCCCGAGCTGCTCCCGCCCGAGCCGCCGGTGCCGGAAGCGCCGCCGTAGGTGAACGTCTCGCCACCCTTGCTGATCGTGGTCGTGCCGTCGCTGTTCTTCTTCCACGTCGAGCCATCACTGCCCGTCATGGTCGAACCGGCGGCCGCGCTCGAAACAAAATCCTTGCCCTTGTCCGAGCCGATGGAGTAACTGCCGCCCTTGCCGGTTGCCGCCATCGAAGCGCCGGACGAGCCGGAGGACGAAGAACCAGACGAGCTGCCCGAGGACGAGCCGCCGGAGCTGCTCTTGCTGGCCTTTGCCGCTGCAGCTGCCGCCTTAACAGCGCCCGCCAACATAGAACCCAGTCCCATTTACTTCACACCCTTCCCGAGAAGGCCGAGCCGCTGCAGGATAACCGCAAGCTGTTCGCGCGTCAGCGGACTCTGCGGCTTGGTGCCGTCCATAATACCCGCGTTTACTGCCGCCCGCCATGCCTCGACAGCATACGGATGCGGCTTCTGGTTGGCCTTTTCCGCCAGATAGCGGTTGAGATATGCGGTAAACTCTTTATCTGTCATAGGTTTTTCCTCCTTTGGAGTTTCTTTGGCCGTCAGTCGTGCCTTGAACGACTTCCACTGGCTCTCATCAAGCACCCAAGGTGCCGGGCAGTCTTTACCGGTTACGTCGTAGTGGCGTACAACGTGGTCTGCGTCAATGTTGTACTTTGCCATAAGCATTTTTACAAGCTCGACCGTACGATCCACAGTCTGTGCAGTGATAATAAACTTACCGTTCACCTTGTCGCTACACATTTCCACGCCCAGAGAATTTCTGTTCATACAGATACCATGCAGCGGATGGTGCGAGCTTTCCAACGATCCGCCGCAGTGCCACGCACCGTCCGAATCGCGGACGCTCTGCACAACACTGTTCTCGTCCACAAAATAGTGCGCCGACGCCTGTACGCTGTTATTATGGAAATACTGTGCATTATTCATTGCAGTGTCACCGTTGTTCGCCGTGTAATGCATCACAATGTATTTAATGCTGTTTCCGCCTCGGCCTGAGTAAAAGTTGCTCGAATCCGCCTGTAAGAACGGAATATTCATACTTACTCCTCCTTGTTCGGCCTGTCGTAGCCGAGTGCCGTCTTGCTGTCTCCCACGCCTGCCGTAGTCGGGTCAATAAATACCGACAGGATAGCAAGCGCCATCGTGCACAGCTGCACCGGATTACTCAGTACCGCCTTGATGCCGTCCAGCACCGCCGCCCACGAGGTAAACGTCTGCGGATCCACGCCGATGGCGGTAATCGCCACACTGCAAACGCCGACCCAGAACCACGGATTGCGAAAGCGTACCGGAATATTAACTTTCATGTTCTAAATCCTCCAAATCGTCAATGCGGTGGTTGGCCACTTTCACTTTCTCATCCATCACGGCAAACTCCTGTTCGAGCTTATACGTGCGCGTGATGAGATTGTTGTGCTTCTCCACCTTCTTCTCCAGTTGCTCAATGCGGTAGTTGGTCAGGTTGCTCGACAGCGCAATGCCGCCGAGCGTTCCGACCAATGTACCGACCAGACTGAGCGCCGCCGTGATAACTTCCGCCGGCATGATCAAATACCCAGCAGACGCTTGTCCTCTACGCTCAGCAGCTCCGGCACGCCGGTCTGCACGCTGCGCCAGTGCTTGTACTGGGCACGCAGCAGCGCGTTGTACTTGAGATGGTGCGCGTTGTCGAACTTATCGAGCTGCACGCCAATATCGCCGGGGTACTTCTTGATGGTTGCGTAGTTCTTGATGTAGATGTTGTTGGGATACATAATGTTGTCCTTTCCGGGCCTCAGCCCCGTAACTGTAAAATTTCCGGTGATGCTTACTTGTTGTAGTCCTCGCCGGTGATTTTCTTATACTGCTCGGCGGTGATTTTCTTCTTCGTCACCGCATTGCCGACCATTTTCTCGGTCCACAGACCGGCGTCGTAGTATTTCTTGATACGGTCAAACCAGTTCGTCATATCACTCGCCCTCCATATCGGTATCGGTCATCATGCTGATGTAGTCCACCTGAGCCGCCAGTGCGGTGTTGCTGGTTTCCAGCTCCTCCACCTTAGACACTAACTGCGAGATCGCCTGCGCGGTCGTATCGTCAGCGGTCGTGGTGCAAGCGGCAGTATACGTCTGCTTGTCCTTATCGTAGGTGATGGCACGCAGCGCATAGCCGCCGTGCGCCGCAACCAAATCGCCGTCATCCGTGCGGACCTCGATGAGCGCGGTGTTCAGACCGGACACCGTTTCAAAGTCGGTTTCGGACAGCACGAGCGTCAGACTGTCGCCCTGGCACTGGTAGTCCAGTGCCTTGATTCCGTTGATTTTCATGTGTGCTCCTTTCCGCGGCTTAGTTCGCCGCGACATATTTATTGTACTGGTGCTTGATGGTTTCGTCCGACATCTCCGCATAAATCTGCGTAGTCGATACGTCCTCATGCCCCAGCAGTTTTTGAATTACAGTAACGTCCATGCCGCCGTTGAGCGCATGGGTCGCAAACGTGTGCCGGAGCAGGTGCGGGTGAACGTGTTTTTCCAGTCCCGCCCTCTCGCTGATCGCGCGTACAATGCGCTGAATGGCACGCGGCTTGAGCGGCTCGTACGGCGATTTGCTGCTCACAAACAAGCCGGTGCCGCCCTTGCGGGATACCATATACTCCTGCACCATAAGCCTTGCACGAACGCTGAAATACACCTGCCGATCCTTATCGCCCTTGCCGGTGACGCGCACCGTGCGGCCGATAAGGTCAAGATCGGACACGTTAAGCTGTGCGACCTCACTCAATCGGCAGCCACTCGACACGAGAAATTCAACCAGCGCCTTTTCGCGGTAGCCCTGGCAGGCATCGCGCAGGCGTTCCAGTTCTTCCACCGTCAGCGCCTGGCGGGCACCCTTCTTGTCCAATTTCAAGGACTTTATCTTTGACATGGGATTCTTCTTGATTTTCTCTTCGATATGCAGCCACCCGAAAAACGCCCGCAGTGTGTTGATATGCGTCTGCAGTGACGTTTCGGCAAGATGCCGACTTTCTGCGAGGTAACCAATATACCCGCGAATATCGTCCGTGGTGATCTTCGCCGCGCTCTTGTTCATGCGCTCTGCAAACATTTCGAGGTTGTTCTTGTAGTTCTTCAAGGTTCGTTCTGACAGTCCGTCAATGCGCTTTGCACCCAGGTAATACTTGATCCTCCGGTTCAAATCGCTGCGCTGATCGTCGCTGTCTTTGATGATAATGTAGTCCTTGAGGATTGCCGTCACCGCCTCGACGGTGATCGGCGTACTAACCGGAAATGTTGTGCAAATCCGGTGTGCAAGCTCTGTTTTAGCGTTCAA